GGCATAGAAAATATCTTATGCAAGAACCTCGTGAACTTGATGAAAGTTATGACAACAGATTGGCTCGTTCTGTTTGTCCACCTTACTTTCTTAGGTTAGAAAGAATGTTGGCTGGTATGTTAACTCGTAAACCAGTAAGACTAAACGAGACAGGAGATGCGATAAGAGAACAACTGTTTGACGTAGATTTACAAGGTAACGATCTCAATGTTTGGACATATGAGACAGCAAGAAAAATGATTCGTTATGGACATATTGGCGTTTTGGTAGATGCACCAGCAAGTGGTTCTAATAGCAGACCATATTGGGTAACTTATACACCAAGAGATATTCTTGGTTGGCGAACAGAAATGGTAGATGGCGAAATGCAGTTTACACAGTTAAGGCTACAAGAAAAAGTATCTGAACCAGATGGCCTTTATGGCGAAAAGATTGTAGAGCAAGTTCGCTTGTTAACACCCGGCAACTTTGAAATACATAGAAAAGCAAAGACAGGTAAGTTTGTAAAAGTAGATGAAGGAACAATGCCAGTGGATAAAATACCTTTTTCTGTTGCTTATTCAAACAGAGTAAACCTTCTTGACTCAAGACCGCCAATGGCAGATATAGCAGAACTAAATTTAAAAGCTTATCAAATACAATCTGACCTTGATAACCAATTACATATATCTGCTGTACCTATGTTGGCCTTTTATGGCTTTCCACAAAATGCCGAAGAGGTATCGGCTGGACCCGGCGAAGCTATTGCATTTCCAGCAGATGGTCGTGCTGAATATATTGAACCAGATGGCAAGAGTTATGATGCACAGTTTCGTAGACTAGATAGGTTAGAAAGTCAGATTAATGAATTAGGTCTTGCAGCAGTTCTTGGTCAAAAGTTATCTGCAGAAACAGCAGAAGCAAAAAGAATAGATAGGTCACAAGGCGATTCAACAATGATGGTTGTTGCTCAACAGATGCAAGACATGATTGATAACTGTTTAATGTTTCATGGTCAATATATAAATTCTGAAGCTGGAAGTTGTTTTGTAAACAGAGACTTCCTATCACAAAGACTTGAGCCACAAGAAATACAAGCACTACTTACACTTTACACTTCTGGTTCTATTACACAGAAAACACTTCTTGACCAACTTACTGAGGGTGAGGTTCTTGGAGATGAGTTTGATGTTGAAGAAGAAATAGAGGCAACACAAACTGGTGGCATGGTTGAAATGGCACAGCCAAAAGAAGAAGCAGAACCAGACGAACCAGAACAAGATGAAGAGTAATTTATGTCAACACCTGAGACTTTTTACAGAGAGGCGATTGACTTAAACCGCTACAGCAACCAAGTTGCTAGACAGATTGTAACGAATTACAACAATGTAATTTTAGATTTAACAAATAAATTGGCAACCATTGATGAAGTTACAGCACCAGCTACTGTTGCAAGAATAAGGGCTATGTTGGTACAGATGAAAGAAAGTCTTGAAAGTTGGTCAAATGCTAGTGCAGTTTATTTAGCAGACGAGTTACAAGGTCTTGCTGTATTTCAAACAGAATTTGTAAAAGATCAGCTTGAAAGGGTATTACCAAAAGGTACTGTTGGTGTTAACTCTGTACAAATATCACCAGACTTTGCTCGTAGCATTGTTTTTACTGACCCGACAGAAGTAAACATATTAACATTACCAACTGATTTAGAATCTACTGTTCAAAGAACATTTAACCTTACTGCTGCGAAAGGTTCTGCGATAACTTTACCAAGTGGCCAAGTTGCAGAAAAAGCTTTTCGAGGCATATCAACTAAACAAGCAGAATTAATTTCAAGTCAGATTCGTATTGGTATTACAGAAGGTGAATCTATACCAAAGATTGCAAAAAGACTCAGAGGCAGATTACAGTTTGGCGCAAACCAAGACATGACAGCAAAAGCACAAAGACTTGCTGGTGGTGATGGCATGAAGTTGGCAAACAACCAAGTTATGACTATTGTACGAACTTCTGTTAATCAAGTACAAAATTCTGTTAATCAAGAAACGTATGCAGCAAACCAAGAGGTAACACAAAGGTATGAATATGTTGCAACTTTAGATGCTAGGACAAGTGCAATCTGCGGAAGTTTAGATGGCAGAATTTTTAAATATGGCGAAGGACCTATGCCACCACAACATTTTAACTGTAGATCAACTACTGTTCCAATAATAGATGATGATGATTTGCGCAGACGTTTTCCTGATACTAGGCCAAGTGCTACTGGCAGAGTGCCACAAGGTATGAACTATGCAAGTTGGTTAAAAGATAATCCATCAATTCAAACAGATGCATTAGGTAATAAGAAAAGATTTTTTAATTATTTAATTGATAAAAAAAGAAAAAGTCCAAGAGAGGCCTTGCGATTAATAATTAAAGATGATGGAACAGAGCTACCATTAAAAGAGTTAATAAAAAAATATCCAAATGCCACTTAAAAAAGGGAAACAACCTAAGACAATTACAGGCAATATAAGGCAACTTATACAAGAAGGTTATGGTAGAAGCCAAGCTGTTGCTATTGCATTGTCAAAAGCTGGTAAGAAAAAGAAAAAAACAAGACGGAAAACAAAATAAAAGATATGATATAGGTAGTTGCTTAAGAAATTATGCCAATGGGAAAAGGAACCTATGGTTCTAAGGTCGGGAGACCACCAAAGAAAAAAAAGAAAAAAGGTAAAAAGTAATGGGAAAGTCATTAGCTGAAAGATTGTCTGAAGCAAAAAAAGGAAAGCAGACACCAAAACTAAAGAAAGATGCGAAAGCTAAGAAGGGTTCCTAAAGACAAAAAAACTGGCATTGCTAAAAAGTATTTGTCAGGTTCAAGAAACCCTGCTGCAAAAGCTGCTGAGATTAAAAGAACAGCAAAGCTTTATAAAGCTGGTGCTTTTATTGATATAAAAGCGGTACAAAAATCAAGAGTTGCCCAAGATGTCACAAAAAAGCAGAAGAAAACCACTAAGCGCCGCCGTAAAAAATAGCCTTAAAAAAAAGGCTGAAGGTACTAAATTCAAATATGGCGAACTTGCAGAAGTGTATAGAAAAGGCCAAGGTGCATATCTTTCTGGGGGTTCTCGTAATGTACCAATGGCTGCATGGGCAATGGGTCGGGTTAATAGTTATATGAGAGGAGATAAAGCAAGAACAGTTGATATGGCCATATTTAAAAAATATAGAAAAAGATGAGTGACCCTAGAATAAAAAAATTTGGTCTTTCTGGTTTTAATAAACCTAAGAGAACACCAAACCACCCAAAAAAGTCACACGTTGTTTTAGCAAAAGAAGGCGACAGAGTAAAGCTGATTCGTTTCGGTATGCAAGGTGCTAAGAATAAACCACCAAGACAAGGTGAGTCAGATGCAGATAAAGCAAAGCGAAGATCATTTAAAGCAAGACACGCAAAAAATATTGCAAAAGGTAAAATGAGTGCAGCCTTTTGGGCGAATAAAGTCAAGTGGTCATAAATTTGGTATATTAATTTTTAAAAGCTACGCTTTAATTTATGTCAGAAGAAACAAAAGAGGTGGCTACGCCGCCAACACCAAACAACACAGAAGTTGAACAGTTAAAAGAATCAATTAAAAAATTAGAAGCAAAAAACTATGAACTCATAGGCAAGCTTCAAAATCAAAAAAAAGAAACAAAGGTTCCAGAGGATTATGAGTCTTTGTTAGCGTTTAAACAAAAACATGAACGTGAACAGCTTGAGAGTGAAGGAAAATACACAGAAGCTACACAAAAATTAGAACAGCAATACAGAGATAAATCTGCAGAAGATAAAAAAAGAATTGAAGAGCTAACCGCAAGAAATAGGGAGCTTGAACTTATTACCCCTGCAATGCAAGCATTGTCTGAAGTAACCCACGACCCTGAGTTGGTATTAAATAATCTTGTACCAAAAGATCAGATGCAGATTAAAGAAGGCGTACCAGTAGTTATTGATGGGTATGAACAACTACCAGTACAAGAATATGTTAAAAATAAGTTAGAAAAAGAAAAACCTTATTTGTTAAAAAATAAATTACCAACAGGCGGTGGTGCGCCTATATCTAGACCATCTAGTGATAATTATTCTGAAGATATGCTTAAACCATTTTTGAAAGCAACAGAAGATATTACAGAACAGGGAAGAATTTTTAAGACATATGGAAAAGAAACTTGGCAAAAGTTGAGAGATATTGCCAAAACACGTTAGTATATAAATATTAGGCAAAGCTACGCTAAGTCAAATAGGGTTACGCCCACACCGTTAAAATTATTTTTCAGGACATGGCAGTTCTTAGAAGTGATATTATTATCCCTGAGATTTTTACGCCTTATGTCATTGAACAGACCACTCAGCGAGATGCCTTTCTTGCAAGCGGTGTGGTCGCACCAATGGCAGAGCTAAATGCAACAGAGGGTGGTGATTTCGTAAATGTACCTTTTTTCTCCGCTAACTTAAGTGGTGATTTTGAGGTTCTTTCAGATTCTTCTTCATTGACACCCGGCAAAATTTCAACTGATAAGCAAGTTGGAGTTATCTTGCACAGAGGTCGTGCTTTTGAATCAAGAGATTTAGCTGCACTTGCGGCTGGTTCAGACCCAATGGCAGCAATCGGTCAAAAGATCGGTGCTTACATTGCAAACCAAAG